GGAGCGGCGAATGCATTGGCAGCGGATCGCTGCGTGTATCGTGATAGCGCTCCATGTCAGGCCCCCAATGCTCGGAAGCCTGGCTGGTTGTCTTTCCCCAGCCGCTGGATGTAATGCGCTACAGCAGTGATGCCTTCGCGCTGGCTCTGTGCTTCTGGAACACCAGGAACAAAGAGCGTTACGTTGTCGAGGCGGGACAGGCGAGCGGTGACCGTGATGATGTCGCGAACCAGTTTTTCTTCGCCCTGGGCGAGAGCAATCGCACCCTCTGGGAGGGTGTTACCGAAGTCGATGCGGCCCGATGCGAAACAATAGGCGGTGATGGTTTTTTTCATCTCACACCCCCGCGATATCAAGGCTGATGGGCTCGTATTGGTCCGTATCGCCAACACGCTGATACACACGAATGTAGGACTTGGAGCCAACCACCTGGCAGGCGTCGCCGATGGCTTGCATGGCGCGCTGCCAGCGTTCATCGGTGATTTCCATACGGCGCAACGCCAGGACGCGGGCTGTGCGGATGTCGCCTTTTTGGTCCGTCCGGAAGGCGTCATTTACCAACGTGACCACCTCGGGACGCGCCCCGGTGGTCCAGTCCCGTAGGCATTCGTCAATCAACGCCCGCGCAGCCTGGAGGCGTTCGTCGAAAGCGATGCTTTCCTGGACGGCGCGCGTGATTTTGAAGCGCCCGTCGAAGCTGATCAGGCTGATATTCCCCTTCTTACCACCGATCTTGGCGCGGTACTGCTCGGCACTGAGTTCGACAAAGGCTTCGATATCACCGAAAGCGGAACCCTTGAACTGTGTCAGTACTTCCTGGATGGGGATGGCTTGAGCGACCAATTTGAGCACCAAAGTGTCCCGCTCCAGGTCGATAGGCTTGATCATGCTTTCCGGGATCAGCCGCTTTTGCGCGTCGACGCGGTAGCCTTCGGGAATGATTTGTTGTTGTGTCATTGCAGGGTTCCTCAGTGGAGAGTCGGACGCGACCAGTCGGCAGGACGGGCGGCGCTGATGGGTTCGCGCCACTCCAGGGTCACGCCCTGGAACTGCACGTTGAAACGGGTGCTGCCGGCTGAGCCGTGGCGTTGATAGCCTTCGGTGTGACCGAGGTTGAGTAGGCGCTGGCCGGACTCCGGGCTGATCACCAGAAGGTTGGTCGCGGGGTAAAACCCCTGCACGCGGATACCGTTCCCCTGCAAGCTGCGGGCTGCGGCGTTGAACACCCGCAGACGGTCTGCCAGTGTTGGGGTCAGGACTTTCAATTGCGTGCGGTTAGTGGAGGCGAGCATGGGCGTTCTCCTGGTTGCAGCAGTCGGGGTTGATTGGGCAGTGTTGGCAGGCGCGCCAGTGCTGCATGGCCTGCGGGTTGTGGGTCGGTGCGGGCTTTTCGCGGTAGCTTTGGCACTGATCGGTGGTCACGGTCCCGTCAAGAGCGACACACTCAATGCGTCCCAGGGTTTCCATCACGCGCCGCTCTACGCCCGCCGTGCTAGGCGATGCATAGCGGTTGGATAGGATCAGGCTGACGGCTGTGCGGCTCATGCCGATGCGCTGGCTGGCCTTGGTTTTGTTGCTGGCGGCAACCTCGGCAGCGAGCAGGCGCACGAACAACGGCACCTCGTTGCCCCAGGCGGATAGGTTGACCTGGTTCATCGGGTCACCTCTTGGTCAGCCTTGCGCCACACCACCTGATCCAGGTTCGGGTCGTAGACCTGGTCGAAGTCGCGCTGGTAGATGGGGTGTTTAGGGCCGCTGTACTTCGATGGAATCAAGCGGAAGCGGGTCTTGAAACCAGCGGTGCCGCCTCGGCGTGTCAGGTAGCCTGCCTTTGTCAGTCCGGACAAATACACATGGGCACCGAACTCGCTGATAGATACGCCGTTTACGCTCGCGGCAACTGCCGCCTCGGCGGCGCTGAATTCGCCAAGGATGCGCAACGCCCGCCAGATGTTTTCGGCCCCGGCTGCATAGGTCGACACTTTGCCGTTTCTGGTGACGCGGGGGGCTTCAACACCTTCGTCTTTAAGGAGGGTCCATTCGGCATCGAAACGACCGATGCTTCGTACCTTGCTGACAATCCCGGCCTTTTCCATGTCACGGAAGTAAGCGCGTACTGCTTCATCATCTTGGTTCGATTTGCGTGCAACGGCATACGTCGTCAGCTCTTTAGGACTGGCGTTTACGGCACGGATGGCTTCCCAAATATGCTGGCGTGGGGACTTACCGCCCACCATCACCAAATCAGCTCTTGCTCTTGGCATACCTCAAGCCCTCCGCGACGGCGCTTCGCCGGTAAACCAGCTGTCGGAGCCCCAGCCAGCAAGGTCGATACTGTCAATGCAGCGGGCGCGGGCTTCGCTGTAGACCTTGTAAAGGTTGACCGCTACGCGGCGTAGGCAGCCATTCACCTTCTTGCGCAGGTCATCCAGCAAATCGTCAGCAAAGTGCAATTCGGGGTAGCTGGACTCGGCCAAGGCGCGCAGATCGTCGAGGGTGGCGCGTTGCGCAGGCACCCACTCCAGTACCCGATTGTGTAGGCGCTCCAGCTTCGCCAGGCTACCGGGCACACGCTCTTCACCGATCAGGACGATGGTCCCTTCGCTGGCGTTGTAGATGTCGGTCAGAACGTTGGCTACAGCCTTTTCGAGCAGGTATTGCACATCGTCAATGAGCAACGGGCGCCCGCTTTTGGATAACTGCTCGGCGATCTGGTCCACCATCACCGACAAGGTCGGGGCCGGTTGGATGCTCATTTCGCGCAAGATGGCATGCAGAAAAGCCTTCTTGCTCCAGGTGTCGCGGCATTCCACGTAGTAGGCGCGGTGTTGGTTTGCGGCGAAGGCGGCGCCGACGCTTTTACCCAGCCCACTTGCGCCGTACATCACCACCAGGCCGGGCAGTCCGGCTGGGCGGTTGTGGGTTCTGGCGATAGCGGCGGACAAGAGGCCGACGTTGGTCAGGGGAACAATCTTGGTAACACTCATAATTCGACTCCTAAAGGTCTTGGGTTAAGCGCGGGCTTGCTCGGCGAACGCGAACATCTGCTGAATTGAGGTGAAGTCCGGGTGCTGCGGGTATCGGGAATGCCATTGCATTTCCTCTGGCGACAGCGGCTCGCCGCTGGTGAGGCGGGCATCGAGCTGGTTCCAGAGGCGATAGCGGGCAGTTGGGTCGGTGGGTAGGTCGAAGGCTTTGGGCTTCGGCGCTGACAGTTCAGCGAAACGGCGGGCGTCAGCCATCTGTTCAAGGCTGAGCTGCGCCGATGGCGCGGTGGTCGGTGCGATCATTTCCACGCGCTTGCCCGTCAGGGTTTCGAGCTTGTCAACAGCGCGTTTCATCTGGCCGCTTTCGCGCTTGTCGTAGGCCTTCTCAATCATGGCTTTCGGCATGTAGTCGCAGGCGTTGCCGTCGACCAGGGCTTCACCGATCAGGTCGCCATCAAGCGTGCGGACCCAAACGCGGGACGCATCGCGCACGTCGTAGGCCAGACGGATTTCTTCGCCATGAAAGCTGCGCAAGGCATCAAGGAAGTAGGTTTCGCCTGCCCAGGTGACTTCTCCGCGACGTGTCGGGCGCACGACTTGTGGGCGCGACAGGTCATTGAGCAGCTCGGCCGGGGCGATAATTGGCTCCCAGCCTTCGGTGCGTGCGGCTTCCCACGCTTCGTTCGGGCTCATGTGCCGCAGCTTGCCAGTCAGCGGGTCGCGGAATTTGGCGAGCCCCCGGTGCGGGTTGTTGTTGTAGGTTTCAATTTCGTATTCGACACCGGCCATGAACTCGGCAAAGGTCGGTATCAAGCGAGTACGGCCGGTTTCGCGCAGCTCTTTGCGGCCGATCCGATGCACTTTGGTGCCTGCATGTTTGTCCATGTCGGCGCCGATGTAGCTGGTCAGCTTCTTGGCCGCGTTGACCCAAATCGTTTGATGGGAACGCTCGATAAGACCGCGTGCCTGGCTGTTGTAGGGCAATGCATGGGTCATGGTGCCGCCGAGACGGTCGACCACTTCACGGACGGTGTCGTTGGCAAAGCCTGACCCGTTGTCGACGTAGAACATGGCGAACATGCCGTGCTGCATCGCGTCACGCAGGGCGTCCATCACACCGATGGTGGACTCGGCTTCGCCAATGGATATGCCCAGGGCTTTGCGTGTTGCGACATCGAGGACGGTAGTGGCTTCTGGGCGGTACGGCTTGCCGGTGCGCGGGTTCAGCACCTCGGCGTCGAACTTGTGGCCGTCGGCGGTGAATACGTCGCAGGGGTACATGCTCTTAGTGGAGCGGCGCTTGAACGGTTGCAGGGCTTTGAGTTCCTGCGGTGTACGACGGCCACGTTCGCGGGCTTCGGCACTGAGTTTATTAAGGAACCGGCGCACTACATGGATGCTGGGGCGTTCGGCCGGGTTCTTGATGGCAAACTCGGCATAGGCCGATTCGACGCTGGGCTTGGTTGGGCGCTGATAGCACGCCAGGAACGCCGCTGACCATGCAGGAAGACTCATGTCCTTTTGACGGCGAGCGGGTGCCAGGCCGGTTTCACCTTCTTTGCGGTAGTCGGCCAGCCAACGCTTGAGCGTGCGCTCGCTCAAGGAGCGGTCGCCAGTCTTGCGGTCGTTGGCGCGCTGTACCAGGCCGTTCAAATAGGGGGTGAGCTGTTCAGCTTTTGCCAGGGAAACCAGGGTGTCGATGGCACGTTGCTGGCTGATGGTCTGGCTCATACGCTCGACTTCACGCACGAAGGCAAGGCGAGCGGTCATTACAGAGCGTTGATCTTCGCTCAAGCGTGACGGCGAAAAAGCTC